TTAGTAAGTGATGGTATGGATAGTGATGTATCAAGTTTCATTGACACAGGTTCTTATTCTTTTAATGCTCTACTATCTGGTAGTATCTATGGTGGATTACCAGCAAACAAAATTACAGCAATCGCCGGCGAGGCAGCAACAGGTAAAACATTTTTTGCATTAGGTATTGTACAGAATTTTTTAGATGTAAACAAAGACGCTGGTGTTATTTACTTTGAATCAGAAAGTGCCGTATCAAAAGACATGATTGAAAGTCGTGGTGTTGATGGTACTAGAATGGTTGTTGTACCAGTTGCTACAGTACAAGAATTTAGAGCTCAATCAATAAAAATTATTGACAAATATTTAGAACAACCAGAGAAGACTAGAAAACCTTTGTTGTTTGTATTAGATAGTTTAGGTATGTTATCTACTACGAAAGAAATGGAAGACACAGCCGCTGGTAAAGAAACAAGAGACATGACAAGATCACAAATTGTTAAGTCAACTTTTAGAGTATTAACATTGAAACTAGGTAAAGCAGGTATTCCTATGATTATGACCAATCATACGTATGATGTTATTGGTTCAATGTTCCCTCAAAAAGAAATGGGAGGTGGTTCAGGACTAAAATACGCTGCCTCATCAATCATCTATTTAAGTAAACGTAAAGAAAAAGAAGGTACGGAAGTAGTTGGTAATATTATACATTGTAAAAATTATAAGTCTAGATTGACAAAAGAAAACGCACAAATTGATGTTAAGTTAACCTATAAAAAAGGTCTTGATAAGCACTATGGTTTATTAGATATGGCAGAAGCAGCCGGTATCTTTACCAAAACTTCTACAAGATTTGAAACACCACAAGGTAAGGTGTTTGGTAAAACCATCAATGACGATCCAGAAAAGTATTTTACAAAGGAGATATTAACCAAAATAGATGAATACGCCAACAAAAAATTCAAATACGGATCAGACGAAGAATAAGAAGTATGTCTTTGCACAAAAGACTGGTGACGATTTTACGGCTATAAAGTTACTTGAAGATAAGTACAGAAATGTAATCTACAAGTACGGTAAAGTTGCGTTTGCTAAAGACGAAAAGCCAGATGGTACATTGCCAATGAAGTTTGATTATGATATACTAACCAATCCAGAATCAAAAGACATTGAGAACCAAGAGTTTATAGATTACATAGGTGACATATTGATAGAAGTAATGGAACAACAATTAAATAATGGAAAGGTAGAGTTCAGTGAATAACGAAAGAATAGAAGTCACCATATTAAGAAACTTAATGTTTAACGAACTGTATATGCGAAAAGCAATACCGTTTTTAAAAGACATATACTTTTCTAAAAGAGAAGAATCAATATTGTTTTCAGAAATATATTCCTTTGTTGAGAAGTATCAGAATCTTCCTACTAAAGAAACCATTTTGGTTGAAATGGGTTACAGAAAAGATTTAAATGATCAAGACGTTGCTGGTGTAAAAGATTTAGTGGCACAGTTAAGTCCTGAAGATGTTGATTCAAAATGGCTTATAGATACTACAGAAAAGTTTTGTAAAGATAGAGCAGTACATAATGCCGTACTTGATGGTATTAAGATACTTGATGGTAAAGACAAAGAGAGACAATCGGAGGCGATACCAAGTATCTTGGCAGACGCCTTATCAGTTTCATTTGACAATCATATCGGGCATGACTATCTTAACGACAGTGATGAAAGATTTAATTGGTATCATACAAAAGAAAAGAAGTATCAATTTGATTTAGGTTACTTCAATAGAATTACAAAAGGTGGTGTACCAAGTAAGACTTTAAATATTGCTCTTGCAGGTACAGGTGTTGGTAAATCATTGTTCATGTGCCACGTAGCTGCTAGTTTCTTAGCACAAGGATTAAACGTATTATATATTACTTTAGAAATGGCAGAGGAAAGAATTGCAGAAAGAATAGACGCTAACTTATTAGATGTTTCTATGGACGATCTACATGATATGCCAAAATCATTATATGAAGATAAGATAACAAAAATTAAAGATAAGACTAAAGGTCAATTAATTATAAAAGAATATCCTACAGCGTCTGCTCATAGTGGTCACTTTAGAAGTTTATTAAATGAACTGTCTTTAAAGAAAAGTTTTAAACCACAAGTGTTGTTTATTGATTATCTAAACATTTGTTCTAGTAGTAGATTTAAAGGTGGTAATATATCATCGTATTTTTATATTAAGGCAATCGCTGAAGAATTAAGAGGACTTGCCGTAGAGTTTGATATGCCTATCTTTAGTGCAACTCAAACAACTAGAACAGGATTTGTTTCAACTGATATTGGTTTAGAAGATACATCTGAATCATTTGGTCTTCCAGCAACGGCAGACTTTATGTTTGCTTTGATGTCTAATGAAGAGCTAGAGCAGTTAGGACAAATGAAAGTAAAACAATTAAAGAATAGGTATAACGATCCTTCTTTACATCGTTCTTTCATTATAGGTGTAGATAGAGCCAAGATGAAACTATATGATGTTGAAAACAATGCTCAAAACATTGTAGACAAAGGACCAGAACCTAAAAAAATAGATAACCCTTACGATAAATTTTCGGATTTTAAAGTATAATATGGCTACACAAAAAGTAAGATTTAATAAAGAAGATAGAAGACCTAGAGCAAATAAAGATTACGATAAGGTATCTTATTCAAAGAAGATGGTTAAGAAAGGTCGTAAGATTATATGGCAAGTTAAAGAGAAACCAACTAATAATATTATTGCACATTATTTTTTTGAAGAAGACGCAGATAAACTAGTTAAATTTCAAAACAAAAATAGAGTGTGGGAAATGAACGGTGGTGTTCCAAAGTTTCTATGGATTAACAACATATAGTACTTGCCATCTTCTTATAAATATGGTATAAGAAAGTTATGGCATACAATTTAGCAACACTATCAACACTGGTACAACACGTACCTTCAAAATTAAAAGGTGATTTTACATCTATATTAAAATTGATGGACGAGGGTGGTTACTATGGCGATGACGCTCCGGTAACTAAAAGTAAGACGTACACAGTAAAACTTACTCCTTCAAATTTTTATAAGGTATGTGATTTACTAATAAAGAAGTATGACGCAACCATTAAACAAGGTGCTAAAAAATCAGCAGACGTTATAATACAAGAATTTAAAATTAAGTTTGTAGAGACAGGTAAGAAATCAGTAGGTTCTCTAGACGCAACAGTTGTACAGAAACAAGAACTTGCCTCACTTTGGATTATTCAAAGATCATTAAAAGATAAAAAGAAGTATACATGTCCTGAAGATATATCAAGAGACGTAAAGTATAAAGAACTAGTAGCAATATATCCAGATGTTATGGAAGATGGTTGGCTGGATAATTTTTATCAACAACAAAAGAAGATGTTAGAAGTTTTTTCTGGTGTAAACTTTACAGAATATAATAGAGACGGTGGTTTTATGACTTATATCTCTAACTTAATAAGAGACAAGTTTAAAATATCTAAAAAAGATAGTTGGAATCCTGCTGACATATGGTTAATTAGTAATGAAACTTTAGTAAGAAAAACTATTGATCAGGCCATGGCAGGCAAGTCTGTATCTATTTCAAAATTAAATGATGTGATGAAGATACTATATGCAAAAAATAAATTAGCAGGTGTATCTTTAAAGAAAGTATCAGGTAACGTAGCAAGATTTGAAGAAGTAAATACTAAAAACGCATTAATGAAAGACGCCAAGTTTGTAATGAAGTTAGATAAATCAGTTATGAATATGAAAACTCAATCAGACAAAACATTATCGTCCTCTGATATGAGAATAGATATTAAATCTTCTAATGATGTATGCGAATTTCAGGTCAGACAAAACGGAAAAGGATTTAATCAGAATTTAAAATTTGATGGTAAGTTTAAAGGTGCTGGAGCTGCTCGTGTAGGTAAAGTGCCGTTAGATTTACTAGCCAAATTACTACTAGAGTATGGTGTAGGTAACAATGCTAGTAAGTTTTTTGTAAACAAACATCAAATGTATCCTAAAACTTTAAAAGATTTTGATAAAGTAAAAAAGGTTTACCAAAATAGATTTGATTTTGTAAATAAAAAGACGGAAACGGGTATAAAGAATAGTGATTTTACACCTAATATGATCAGATCGTTCAACTCGGCTGACTTAAAGAACGGTGTATCACATACAAAGCTAATGGAACTAGACTTTCTTTATTGCATTTACAAGATACCAGAAGCAAAAAGAAACAAAATGCTTACAGATATGGTGTACTTGGCAGAGAAAAGAGGGTCGCAATTTGGTCCATTTGGCAAGTTGTACTAGTATAAATAGAGGTAACAACAAAAATGTTGTTTGAGTTATTAAATGGGATAGTGATTATAGTTATGGAATAAATGAAGGAAATATGTTTAATTTTAAAGGTTTTATTACAAAAGAAAAGAACACACATTTAGAACACCTAGAAGACGATATAATTAATAGGGGTTCTGTAGGTGGAGATAATGCTGTTAAGTTTCTAAAGTCAATTAGAAACATGCTAGCAGGTTCATCTGGTGGTAAAGTAAATATGTCTGTTAAGTGGGACGGTGCTCCCGCTATTGTAGCAGGTATTAATCCAGAAAATGGTAAATTCTTTGTTGGTACTAAATCAGTATTCAACGCAACACCAAAAATCAATTATACTTCAGGTGATATATCTTCCAACCATTCAGGTCCGGTTGCAGAGAAATTGAATGTATGTTTAAGAGAATTAAAAAGATTAAGAATAAGAGGTATCTACCAAGGCGATTTACTTTTTACAAATGATACAGTAACAAAAGTTATAGACGGTGAAAGTATGATTACATTTACACCAAACACTATTACATATGCTGTACCAGCCAACTCAACAATAGGTAAAAAAATTAGAAGAGCAAGAATAGGAATAGTATTTCATACTTACTATTCAGGCAAAACTATGAAATCATTAAATGCTGGTTTTGGTACTGTGTCTGGTAAATCAGGATCATCTTCTATATTTTTAGCAAGTGCTGGTTACACTGATACATCTGGTTCATCTACATTTACAAAGAGTGAACTATCTAGATTTGATAGTCTAATAAGAATGGCAGAGGGTTCTTTAAGTAAAGCTTCAACAATACTAAATGAAATGTCAAGAAACAAAGACGCCTTATCTGTAGGGTATAGATTAAAATCTTTCTTCAATCACTATATAAGAAACACACAAGGCCATATGGCCAAAGTAAAATCAATGCAAGGTATGTTTAGAGATTACTACAAGAACATATTACAGGCAGAGATAGACGCCAAGAAATCAGATAAAGGTAAACAAAAATATAGAGATATATTAGATACAAATTTAAAGTATATTGATAGAAATGAATCAGCATTGTATTTTGCAATCGCTAGTCATATCAGTTTACAAAATGCAAAGAACTTTTTAGTAAGTAAGCTATCACAAGTACAAAACATAGGTCACTTCATAAGAACATCAACAGGTTACAGAGTAACTAATCCAGAGGGTTATGTTGCAGTAGATAGATCAGCGGGTGCAGTTAAACTTGTGGATAGACTAGAATTTAGTAGAGCCAACTTCACGATTAGTAAAGATTGGGTCAAAGGATAAATATAAACAATGAAAACTTATAAAGAATACGAAAACAAATTAGATCATATTGATAGCTTATGCGAAGATATGAAATATGACGACCTTGTAGTTGAAGAAATTGAACATCAAGGAAAGAAAGTAAAACTAAACAACCCTACTAGAACACCTGGTGGACCAGGTAAGTTTGCAGTGTACGTTAAGAACGATAAAGG